TCATCATTGGTGGTGGCTCGGAGTCGAACCGATACACCGAGCCACCTCGTGACGAGCCACCGAGCCACCACCAATGATGATAGTACGGCGCAAAAAAAATAAGGGGCGAACCCCTTACCTTATTTCTTTTCTTCTTTTACTTTTGCTTCTTCCATTAATCGCTTAACCTCTTCCATTATTAAAGTTAATTGCTTTAAGGTAGCTTTCCCGTCCACACTTATTTTGTCGTTTTTATCAATCTTAATCGACAATTTTTTAGTTATTATAGCCGTATCCGTATCCGTATCCGTATCCGTATCCGTATCCGTATCCGTATCCGTATCATTGTCTTTTGACGTGTCCACTTGAGTGGACGGCTTATTTAAATCGGCAACAAATTTCAATAAACCTTTACGGCTTAGCCCGATATTTTCAGCTATGCAATGTTTTTCATACTTTACGATATTGTTTGCGTCCACTTTTGCAGATTGTACGCATTCTAAAAAATTACTTCTAGACATACCGAATAATTTTGCGTAGGTTTCCGTAGTTAGTGTAACGTTAAACTTTTTGGCAATGTCTTTGTACTTTTCACTTTTGAAGTAGTTATAACTTTGTAATACTTCGCAGTTTTGCTCTTTTGTCTTTTCCCAACTTTTTTGCAAAAGTTCGACATTTTCAGCCGTTAAACTTTTAATGATTAAATACTTTGAATCTGTTTGAAAGCTCAAATCTGTTTTTAATTGTGTTAAATTTTGCGCGTTAATTTCATTTACGTTTGACATGTTTTTTTTGGTTTAAATTGTTATAAATGATTAAAAAAAATACTTGTTTTTTTGTATCGTCCACTTGAGCGGACACTTGTTAATTTTTTGACATACGTCTCCCCTTCTCATTTCATAGTTGATTTTTTTAACATATTTCAAATAACTACATAGTAGTAAAGGTTACCATATATGGCATTACCTTAACTCCCTTTCGAATTCAAAGATAGTGCAATGCAGGTGATTTTAGAACAAAAAAATAATAAATCTTTTCTAAATTTTTGGCTATTTTATTGAATAATATCTAATACTTTACGTTTTATGTTAGATTTTATCTAATTTGGCTATTTTACACTATAAAAACTAACGTTTGTTAGTTTATTTTGGTTCTAATTAGTTACTAACGTAGAAGGATAGACGAAGGGAGCGCCCTTCGTATATGCTTGATTGTTAGTTTGTTATAACGGTTATGTGTAGACGAAGTTTAGATAGTTTGCGTGTATGCTTGAATGTTAGTTACTACTAACGTCTACCTATATACGAAGTTGAGGTAACCTTCGTATATGCTTGAGCGTTAGTGAGTTATGCGTATATGCGTGTACGTTAGTAAGTAGCGTGTACGCATCAGCGTTATAACGGGGACCGATACACGAAAACGCCAAAATATCTACAACAAATTTCTAAATTCAATACCCCACCCCTTTTTTAAATATCGGTTTCTATACACGGATCGTGAACGTAAAACGGGGGGGAACCCCCGTACTACAATTATTTAAATCTTTTTGTATCTTTACTAAAAAAAAGCCATGAGAAAACCATTAGATTTATCAAACAGTATTTACCAACAGAGAGGATTTAAAAACGAAGTTGGTGGATTAGGCATGAGTGCCGGTATGCAAATTAACAACAGACCTGATAGCTCATCGGGTATTCAGAAGATGGTGGATATGAAGAAGAGTATTAGGAGAGCGGAGAAGATTTCAACCATGTCAGAGGCGGTAGCTTTGGGGGGGATGAAGGAGGATATGATGGGAGGATGTGGATATTAGGTTTATTGTGTTCTTATGAATATTGGGTCGAGGGGGTGTTTTTACACCCCTTCTTTTATTAATTTATTTTTTAATATCACTAATAATCTAGTATTTTATGTCTTTTATTTATTTATTTATGTCGTTTTTATGTCGAAAATAATACTATAAAGTATTGATTATCAATACTAATGTCGAAAATGTCGATTTAAAAGAGAAACTGTAGCCATAAAAATATAATAAAAGGAGATAAATATATAGAGAGAATAGGGAAAAATAAAATGACATTTCGGTATGGGAAACAAAAGCAATGAGGAATGGTTTATGGTTTTGATGCTAATAGCTTCGCTACTAGCATATATATTTTTTTTGGTTGTTTGTTGGAAGTTGGTATCTTTGGTTTCATAAATTTAATTCAATATGATGTTAGACAATTCAGGGTACAGTCCAAAGGACTTGCAATTTGGTGAGCAGGGTAGACAAAAGCTTATCAATGGTGTTATGAAAATGTCAAGGGCTGTTAAGAGCACTTTGGGGCCTAACGGCAATACTGTTTTGATAGAATCCACAAATCATACGCATGGCATAACGGTTACAAAGGATGGTGTAACTGTGGCAAAGTCTGTTGACTTACTTGATCCTGTCGAGAACCTTGCGGTTCGGATGATGAAGGAGGCAGCGGACAGGACGGCAACGAGTGCCGGTGATGGTACAACTACCGCGATTGTCTTGACTGAGGCATTGGTGTTGGGTGGCAATGAGCTGATAAAGGAGCACCATAATCGGACTGCGGTGTTGAGACATTTGGTGGAGATGTCAAACGAGGTGGTGGAGAAGTTGAAGGAGAAGAGTAAAAAGGTTACGAAAAAGATGTTGTTGGATGTGGCGACTATATCTGCGAACAATGACAAGAGCATTGGTTCAATAATTTCAGAGGTGTACAAAGACGTTGGCAAGAATGGTATAGTGACGGTGGAGAAGAGTCAGTCCTCTGAGACGTATGCGGAGACCACTATGGGCTTAAAATTTGATAGAGGATATCTTAGTCCACTTTTCATTAACGACCAAAAAAAGGACGAATGCGTGCTTGAGGACGTGATGATACTTGTGGCTGACATTGAGATAGCTAACATATTGCAAATTGAGAACGTGCTTAAGCCAATTATCAGCGAGGGTAAGAAGCTTTTGATAATCTCTCCGTGCAATGGGAACGTGGTGAACACGTTGGCTGCGAATGTGATGAAGGGGAACTTGAAGGTTTGTGCGGTTGCTCCTCCAAATTTTGGATACAAGCAACACGAGATTATGCAAGACATTGCAACAAGTGTTGGTGCTACATATTTTAGCGAGAAGACAGGTGATGACCTAAGCCATATTAACTTTGGCAATCTTGGTCACGCTGCCAAAATAATTGTTAGCAAAGACAAGACTGTTATCATCAAGTCAGCACTTAAATCAAAGAAAGAAGAGATTGACCAAAGGGTTGCACAGCTTTGGGACGCACATGCTCAGGCAAAGCGCAAAGCAGACAAAGACTTTATCTTGGAGCGCATCGCTTCACTAACAGGTGGTATTGGTGTAATCTTCGTTGGTGGTCAAACTGACCTAGAGCAGAAGGAGCTATACGATAGAGTTGATGATGCGGTGTGTGCAGTTCGCTCAGCACTTGAAGAGGGCATACTTGCAGGTGCAGGCAAGGCATTGGCTGAGATAGCTATTGCGCATATTGACGAGTCTGACTATACTAACGATGAGATTGTTGCAAGTTTAATTTTATATAGCGCACTCTTATCGCCTCTAAATCAAATACTTATGAACGCAGGGCTACATGTTAAAGACATTTACGATGGCAATGAGCAGGAGGGTCATGGATACAATTTGAAGAGTGGAGAGATGGGTGACTTGATTGAGATGGGTGTTATTGACCCGTTGAAGGTTACAAGGTCAGCTTTACAAAATGCGGTGAGTGTGGCAGTTACAATTCTTAGCACTAATGCAATAATCACAATGGCAAGAAGTTATGAGTCAAACACTAAGTAAAATACAAAAAGCGTACCCTGACGTTGTGTTCGATACGGTCAAGGGATTTGATGAGGCTGTTATAGGGTTGGACCTAGACACATCACGACTAATCTACTCAGTTACAAAGTGCTTGGACATCTTGGTATATACTGACGGTATGGACGAAGAGGACGCAGTTGAGTACTTTGAGGAGAAGATGCGTAGTCAAGACGATGACGATGAGCAGTTAGTAATATGGGCAAATACTGAATTTTAAAATCAAATAATATGGATTCAAGAGAAATGACATTTGGAGAAAAATTAGTAGGAATTACATTCAATCCATCAGCAGATGATAAGGTTGCAAAAGCAAAACAACTTTGTGCAGAGTTGGCTGACTTGTTAAAAGAAGACTCTATGACTAAAGAACCTACGTATCTTTCATCGACACTATACGACCACGCAATAGGTGAGATATTAAATGCGCAGATGAATGTGGTAAAAGTTCTAACACTTAAATACTAAACACATGACACCCATCGGGAAATATATAGTTGTTAAAACAATTGAAGAGGACATCAAAACTGAATCAGGGTTATACTTATCAGGAGATGATGCCAATCAGCTAAGGTATAAAAAGGGTATCGTTGAGAAGCCCGGAACAGATGTGACTGTTATCAATGAAGGTGATACCATCTACTATGATAAAGGTCATGGGTTCACGATGATTATCAACGATACTCAGTTTACCATTATTCAGGAGCGCGATGTTGTGGTTGTACTGTGAGCTTCGTGCCACTTCTTTCTAACTTGCTCATTCATGTTCTTAATCATGATGATATATCTCTTGTCATTAAAGCCAAGCTTTTCTTTGTGGAATATGTTGTCATTGTTTAGGCTAATAGGTATTTCTTCCCCATTCATTTTTTTATAGATTGTTGTTATTAATCTTTTCCCTCTTGGCGAAAGTTGGTATAGTGTCTTTTCTTTGCGTTTTCTTTCTCTAAAAACTGATATCCATCCGTCTCTCAAAAGGTCTTGAAATCTTGTAACCTTCCATCCGAGAATGGTATCAAACTCTTCAAATTTCATTTTGCTAAACTCATCTTCAGAGTACAGGAAGAACATCAAATCCAAATCGGGTTCAGTTAGTCCTGTTTTTTTCTTGTAGTAATATCGGATAACTCTCCAATATTTCATGTAGTCGTAGTTTCTTATTTTCATTTAATTAAATTTATTATCTTTGTTTTGTAAAGTTAATAAAATGGCAGAAGATAAAAAAGTAGACGACACTAAAACTATTGCAGCTGAGGTTGCTAAATTAAAGAGTGACAACACAATGCTTAAGAAGATTATCACTCAAAAGAAGTCATCTAGAGGTCCTGCCAATTCAAACAGACCAAAACAATTAGGCAAATTACAAACATTGCAAACATTATAAACCTTAAAAAATAAAACAATGGCAACAAAAGCAACTCCAAATTTACCTGCATCTTCAAGAATGCAAATGCCTAGCGGCGGTGCAAAAGCAACAGGTAAAATGATCAAAGAAACAGGTGGCATGAAAGGTGGTTCGAAAGGAGCTACTAAAAAAGTAATGACTGCTGCTAAAGGCAAAGGCATGACAAAAAAAGGAGGGTACTAATCATGGCAAAGAAAGAAATTATAACCGAAATCCCTAAAGAAGTAGTTACTCAAGAAGTAGTTGCTAAGGAAGTAGTGAAAACTGAAGAAGTTATAGTTAATGGATTGAAGTATGAACATCAAGTTGGACATCCAAGTAGAAGTTTTAAAACTCCAATTCAAAACAATGGCTGATAAGTCAAAAATGAAATGCAACCATCCTGTTCCGTCTGATAGGCCGGAAAAGAAAAAAATGGTTAAAGCTTGTAGTGGAGGAGTTGAAAAGCTCCTTCACTTCGGAGCTACAGGTTATGGCAACAATTACTCTGCTGCGGCTCGTAAGAGTTTTAAGGCAAGGCACGGTTGCGATACAGCAAATGATAAATTAACACCGAGATATTGGGCTTGTAAAAATCTTTGGGCAGGTCCGGGAGGTTCTACCACTTCTAATCCAAAAGGTAGAAGAGGAAAATATTAAGACTATGAAAACTTCAATGAAAAAAATAGTTAAGAAAGCTGCAAAGTTTGAGTCTAAGAAATCATTAGATGGAGCTATGAAGTTTTTGAAAGGTAATGTAAGTAAACCTATTAAAAAGAAAAAATAATGCCTGAAAAGAAATCAAAAGGGAGAGACTACCCATTATCTGCAACTCCTGCTTTTAAAGCTGTATCTGATAATACGCGCGTAAGTAAAAGAAATCCAAAAGGAGAAGAAGCTGCTCCTTATCTTAAAAATTCAAGAGAAGATTTGGCTATAGCAAATGAAATGTACAGAAATGCCAAGTATAATTTAAAAGGATATCCTGCGCAAAGACAAAAAGAACTTGGAGATTTTTTTGCAGGAAATGCTTATAAAGAAAGAAAGCAAGCAGATAGTATTTTAAGAAAAAAACCGTAAATAATGCCTAAAGACGCCTGTTATAAAAAAGTAAAAGCACAGTATGATGTTTTTCCATCAGCAAGAGCTTCACAAGCTATTGCTAAATGTAGGAAGTCGTCAGGTAGCGTGAGAAAAACGGAAGAGGGTAGTGCATTGAAAAGATGGCAAGCTGAGAAGTGGGTAGACACAAAATCAGGCAAAGCTTGTGGGGCAGGAGGTAAGAATGAGTATTGCAGACCGAGCAAACGTGTTTCATCTGCAACACCAAAGACAAAAAGCGAATTATCTTCTTCTCAATTGGCTTCAAAAAAAGCAGAGAAGTCAAGAGTAGGAATGGGAAACAGAGTATCTAAAATCTAAAAAATAAAACTATGAACAAAGAACAAGTATTAGGAATGATCAGACATGCATTAACATTTATTGGTGGTGTATTAGTTATCAAAGGTTTATCAACTGAAGCTAATGTTGAAGAAACAATTGGCGCTGTTATGACTGCAGTTGGGTTCTTGTGGTCGGTTATTAAAAACAAATAAAATCAAATCATATGCAACAAAGTAAAGGACTAGGCGACACAATTGAAAAGTTTACAACGGCTACAGGAATAAAAGCAGTCGTTCATAAAGTAGCAACTTCGGTTGGTAAAAAAGATTGCGGATGCAACAAAAGAAAAGAAGCTTTAAATAAGGCTTTCCCTTATAACTACAAAAAAAATTAAACCATGTCTTTATTTAAAACAACATTTACAAGAGCGTTAAGAGCGCATCCTTCAAATGATGCTGATATTGCGTATCCTACACCAATAGAATCAGGAACAGTTACAACAGTAACCGCTTCCAAATTGATTGATTCTACTGCTACATTTATTACAAATAATGTAAGACAAGGAGATGTTGTACATAATGATACATTAGGAACGGCAGCTACTGTAGTTTCGGTTGATAGCGAAACTCAGCTCACTTTAAATGCAAATATATTTACTGCAACATCACAAGCATTTGTTGTTTATGCTATGTCACCACAAACAAGTATGGGGAATCCCGGTTGTTATTTGTATATAGGTGGTACAGGTACTGTATCTGTAATTACAATAGGTGGAGATCAGCTTACTTTTAATGGAGTTCCTGCAGGTACAACACTTCCTATTCAAGTAACAAGATTAAGAGCAACAGGAACTACAGCAACATTAGTAAATGCACTTTGGTAGTCTTTTTAAAAAAAAATATTATATGGTACATTTTGATGATGCAAAGGTTTTAGGAGCGAATTTGGCATGCATGATTACATTGCAGATTCCAAGTATACCTACTGATTTACAAAGTATATTGTTTTTGGCTACTATAATTTATACAGTAGTTAGAATAGCAAACGAGGTGAAGAAATTCGTGCATAAAAAGTATACTGAAGACAAAAAAGAACAAGAATGACTACACAACAGGTTGTAAAAAAATACGGTACTGCAAATATTACAGGAGAAGGATACTTAGTAAGTATTGATTTGCCGTACCCTATGAGAATAGCTTGGGATACTAATACTACAGTTAATACAATGAGATGTCATAAGCTTGTTGCTGATAAGTTCAAAGCAGTTTTTAACGCATTGCTTATCCATTATGGGTACGACAAGATAAAAGAGTTGGGAATTGACTTGTTTGGTGGTTGTTTTAACTATAGAAAGATGAGAGGCGGGTCGGCGTGGTCAATGCATTCTTGGGGAATAGCGATTGACTTAGATCCTGCAAGAAATACATTAAAAGAAACAAGTAAAACAGCTAGATTTGCAAGACCTGAGTATAAACCAATGATTGACATATTTTATAGTCATGGATTTATTTCATTAGGAATAGAAAAGGGGTTTGATTTCATGCACTTTGAAATTTTAGAATAATGCCTGATAAAAAAAAGTTTAGCGAAACAAAGGTTGGGAAGTTTTTAAAAGACAAAGCTCCAAACATATTGAATGTGGTAGGAGATGTATTGCCAAGTAATGGTGTGTTGGGTATAGTTAAGAATTTAATAGGTAGTTCTGAGGAGTTATCACCTGAAGACAAGCAAATAGCCTTTGACCAACTTAAAGAAATGTACTCATTAGAGATTGAGGACAAAGCTTCTGCAAGAAATAGAGAAATTGAGGTTGCAAAAATGCATAAATTTGATTTTCTTTTTTATCTTACAGGCATAATAGGGTTGGGAGTGTTTTGTTTTATCGTTTATGCGATTGTTTATTTACAAATACCTGAAGCAAATAAAGAAATATGGATACATCTTATTGGAATTTCAGAAGGCGTAGTACTATCTATTTTTGGTTACTACTTCGGAAGCTCAATTAAAAGAAACATAACTTAGTCACAATTAAAAATCAAATAAAATGCAAGATCAAGTAATGATTACACAAGAAGAATTAGAATTAATTCAAGGAATGAACGCTGATTTCTCAAAAGCAAAGATGGGATTAGGCGATTTAGAACTTCAAAAGCAAGGATTGTTAAAGCAGATTGATGAGTTAAGAATGACGTTTGCAAAAAACGAGCAAATGCTTATTGAAAAGTATGGTACTGATGCAGTAATTAATATCCAAACAGGAGAAGTAACTAAAAAACAAGATTAATATGACACCGGGAAAATTTATTGGAATATTATTCCATTCAAGAGACACAATGCATATTGCGCATTTGCAAACAACAAGTTTTGCAGAGCATAAAGCATTGAATGGTTATTATGATGGCATTCTTGACTTGACTGATACTTTTACTGAAGCTTATTTTGGTAGATTTAAAAGATGCGAGATTGTTATACCTGAATCAAAAAATATGGATGCTACTGCTCATTTAAAGGAGTTGCAATCTATTATAGATACTGAAAGAAACAATTATCCATCTGAGATTCAGAATATAATGGATGAGATGTTGGGATTGATAGACAAGACATTGTATCTTTTGACATTAAACTAAAAAGTCATTGGCTAGAATAAGTACATACGTAATTGACGGCACTATAGTTGATGATGATAAGGTTATTGGTAGTGATGCCAATAACTCTATGATTACCAAAAACTATACTGTTCGTGATTTAGCGGCATATATAGGTTATTCAATAGGGAATAATTTACTTGTTCCTTATGTAAATGCTTCTCAAAATGTAGACTTAGGTGCTTTTAATCTAACGGCTAATAGTATAATAGTTGGCAATCAATTAATTTTAGGTGGTACTGCAGGATTGGTAGGGCAAGTATTGATGAGCAATGGTAGTGGAAGCCCTGCGTCTTGGACTTATAATATTGGTAGTCAAACACTTAGAAATGTATTAAATCAAGGCAATACAGGTAATAAGAATTTGATATTATCTAATACCACAACATCTACAATAGCTTTAGATTTAGAGAAGTTGTATGGTCAAAATGTAGGATTGTATGTATTTGATAATCTATTGAATAGTTCATCTGCATTATTTCCAAATAAATTAGATGTTCAAGAAAGTTCATTACAAAAAACAGCTTCATATTCAGCAAGTGGTATAAGATATTCAAACAATGGATTTAATGTAGATATTAATCCAAATACTTATGCTAATCAAACACTTTTATATCCTTCAAATAGCGGAGTTTTAGTTACATCGGTAAATGGTAATCCTGCTGATTTAACAGGTAATGTAACATTAAGTGGATTAGGATTAGGAACGGTTACATCTGTAGCTGTTACTCCGGGAACAGGAATATCAGCATCTGTTGCAGATGCTTCTACAACTCCAAATATTACAATAACAAATACGGCGCCTGACCAAGTGGTTATATTAAACGAGGGTGCAGGTATAGACATTACAGGTACTTATCCTAGTTTCACAATTGCAGCAACAGGTAGTGGTACAACACCAACATTGCAAGAAGTATTAGCAGCAGGTAATATATCTGAGAATAATTTAAATATAACATTGTATGATTCTGCAGGACAAAACAATTTTGTTACAATTTCTCCAACTACAGGATTCCAATATGCTAATGATTTAGTAAATGGAGATGTAGCGGCAGTTAATGGTGACAGAGTATCTATTTCTAAAAATCTGCTTGGTTCAAGTCCAAAAAACGTAGAACTAACTCATTTAGGATTGTATTATAATTTTTCTGATCCAACAGGAACTTTTGGTTATACAGGTAATTTAAATTATCCTAATTATGTCCCTGATGGTACTATAACTGCTAATACTATTTATCTTCCATTAGGAGATGGAAATTTAGCATTAAAAGTAAATGGAGTAGGAGCAGATGTAAATGGTGAAATTACAATTCCTGCAGGAACAGGAACGGTTACTTCAGTAGCTGCTTTGACATTAGGCACAAGTGGTACAGATTTAAATTCTACAGTAGCCAATGGTACTACTACGCCTGTAATAACACTTAATGTACCTGATGCTGCCTTATCTGCAAGAGGTGTTGTTACAACAGGAACACAAACTTTCGGAGGTTCAAAAACATTTAGAGATAATATTTTAATTCAAAAAACATCGTCTACATCTCAAAATATAACAATTGGTTTTGGTGGAGGTGTTGCTGATTTTGATAATTTGGCATTTGGAAGTTTAGCATTAAACTCAAGTACTGCTAGTTCATATCAAAATTTAGGAATTGGGCATTATAGTTTACAAAAAATAACAAATGGTAATTCAAATATTGGATTAGGAAATTATACGCTTAATAATTTAATTAATGGTCAGAATAATACTGCAATAGGTTATTCGGCATTAGGATTTTCTACAGGTTCTGATAATACAGTATTAGGTAATGGAGCTGCAGCATTTTTAGTAAGTGGAAATAATAATATATTAATAGGATCAGGTGTTGGTAATACTATAACATCAGGTTCTAATAATACAATTATTGGCAAAGCAACAGGATTAGGTACTTCATTATCTGATAATGTTATAATCTCAGATGGTAGTGGTAATATCAGATTTAAAGATGATAATACCAATACTATACTTCCAAGATTAGCAGGAAGTGGTACGAGAATGGTAGTAGCAGGTTCAAATGGTGAATTAACAACACAAACTATTCCTTCAGGTGGAGGAGTATCAGGAACAGGAACTATTAATGAAATAGCGTATTTCACTAGCACAGGTAGTACAATAGGGAGTCTTACAACTGCAACTTATCCATCATTAACTGAGTTGAGCTATGTCAAAGGCGTTACAAGTGGAATACAAACACAGATAGGAACCAAACAGGCTACTATAACAGGAGCTGCTACAACAATAACATCGTCTGATCTTACAGTGTCAAGAGCATTAATTAGTAATGCAAGTGGAAAGGTGGCTGTTAGTACAGTTACAGATACAGAACTTGGATATGTATCAGGTGTTACAAGTGCAATACAAACACAAATTAATAGTAAAGGATATACATTAGCACTTACATCATTACAAAGTAATTTAAATACAGGAACGACTTATTATTTTGGAAATCTTGGTAGAAGTAATAGTACAACTGCTGATCAGTCAAGAGTATATATTCCAAAAACAGGCATAATAAAAAAAGCTTACATTACTTCATACTCAGCTACAACTGGAACGATAACTTCAATTACTGTTAGTATAAGGTTAAATAATACAACTGATACATTAGTGGCGTCTTCAACAGCATCAGCTATTTTTAGGACTTATAATAATAATGCGTTGTCAATTAGTGTTACTGAAGGTAATTATATTGAAATGAAGGTAATATCTACTAATACAATAGCTCCAACATTAAGTATATTTTCAGGAACACTTTACATTGAATAAAATACAAAAAATATGGTACAAATTAGATTAAAAGCAAAACATTATTATTATATAGTACACTATTTACGAAATAGTTCAGTACAGCAATATTTCTCATTAATTAATAGATTAAAAATAACATTAAATGGGAATAATGATTTAGATGCTTTTTTTGATGTGAGTGCTAATGTAGTAGAGGTAATAGATATGTTTAAGACATTGACAGTTTTGCCTGAAGGACAAGCTAATAAAATAAATACAGAGATGGATGATTTGCTATTGCCACAAATTGTATTAGGTGTGACAGATGAACAATCTAATGGAATAGGTCCTGATGAAGATGGAAACTTGCCAAATAACGCTTATTGGCAATTAATTGCACAAGGTATAACATACGCTAAAGAATTAAATACAGTTACTAAAGACAATGCAATAACACAAGGAAAAACTTTTATAGATCAGTTATGATTCTTATAATAGCAATAGTAGTATCAATTATAATTTTTCCAATAGGATTTATATTTTCAATATTTTATTTAGGAAGAAGAAAGTATTTTTATAATATAGCTAGAGCAATAGATCAATTGGGAAATGTAGTGTGTGGTAGATTATTCAACTCAACTTTAATAAAACATTACAGTATTTATAAGTTTGGAAATGAGGATGAGACAATTAGCTCAGTAATTGGTAAAAATAAATTAGCTAATACTTTGACATTTATTGGCAGATTATTGTATTACTTTTTAGAACTAATAGATAAAAACCATAGCATAAAAGCTATTGAAAATGACGAGTAAAATATCATTGAGATATTTTTTGTAATTTTATAAAAAAAACAATGGCAAAAATAGAATCATATCCTTTAGCACCATCAACAATATCAGGTAATGATAAGATGATTGGTACTGATACTGCAAATAATAATGCTACTAAAAACTTTACTGTTAATCAGTTAATTTCTTATATAGGATTAAATGGTGGGTTTGTTCCATATACAGGAGCAACAGCAGATGTTAATTTAAATAATAAAGTTTTATATGCTGCTAATGGCGTTTTTTATGGTATTGTTCAAACAAATACTATAAATATATCAAATCAGTTTTTAATAAATTCAAGTGCAGGTACATCAGGTCAAGTCCTTGTAAGTCAAGGTACAGGGAATATACCAATATGGTCATCATCAGTTGTAACAGGGCCTCAAGGTATACAAGGTCCAATAGGTCCACAAGGTGTTCCGGGTCCTGTAGGTCCTGCAGGTTTAAATTGGCAAAGTTCATGGGTGTCAGGTACGTCATATGTCATTGATGACGCTGTGGCTTACGGAGGTGCATCATGGTTTTGTATATTAGCAACATCAGGTACTATTACTCCTGATTTAGATACTACACATTGGGCGTTGTTAGCTTCACAAGGAGCACAAGGTCCTGCAGGTGCGACAGGTGCTCAAGGGCCTACAGGTGCAACAGGTCCAACAGGTGCAACAGGTCCAACAGGAACGCAAACATTACAACAAGTTTTAGACTTTGACCATGCTTTAACTAATGGTAGAAATTATCAAGGTACTCTTGCAGGATTAAGTAATACAGGGAATAATGTAAATGCATTTGGAGCAGGTGCAGCACAAGGTAATACAGGTAATGAAGTAAATGCTTTAGGATATCAAGCAGCATTAAGCAATACAGGTTTTTATGTAAACGCTGTAGGTTCAACTGCAGCTACTAGCAATTCAGGTTATCATATAAATGCTTTAGGTAGTGGTGCTGCAGTAAGCAATTCGGGTTTTCATGTAAATGCTTTTGGTGCAGATGCAGGTACATTAAACTCTTATAGTCATGTTAATTTATTTGGATACAATGCTACAGCTACAAGTAACAATATGGCTGTATTTGCAGGAGAAAATTTTATGACTAGATTAGGATATGGAGGACTTACTGCAGACCGTCTTTATACTTTCCCTGATAAGAGTGGAACATTTGCAATGTTATCGGATATAACAGGTGGTGGTAGTTGGTCTACATTAGGAAATACAGGATTAGGCGTAGCAAATTTTATAGGAACAACAGATAATGCTGATGTTATTATTAAAAGAAACAATGTAGCGCAAATAAGATTATACTCTTCTCAAACATTGTTTTCAAACAATTTAACAGTTCAAAAAAGTTCATCAGTTTTTATTACAGCAATTAATACTACAGGTAGAGGTATTGCATTAGCAGTTGACACTACTGCTACAAACTCAGGTGCTTTACAATTTTATAATTCTTCTTTTCAATCTAATTTATTAGCAGATAATCCAACTGCTGCTAGAAATTGGCAACTTCCTGACGAAAGCGGAACATTAGCATTAAGTAAATATACTTCATACGTAGCTACTTTAACACAAAGTGGAACAAGTGCTCCTACTGCTACGGTTTTAGAAAATACAACAGGACTAACTGTAACTTGGTCTTACCTTAATACAGGAAGATATGTTGCTACATTTTCTACAAGTTTAAATGCTTCAAAAACATTTATACTTGCAGGGTCTGCAGGCGCATCAAATGATACAATTACTATTAGATCAGCTATTTCAGGAGCTAATTCAATTGTTGTTTCATCAAAAGATTTTAGTGATAACTATATAAATAGTACATTGTTTAATACTACTATAGAAGTAAGAATTTACCCATAATGGATATAAGAAAAATATCAGTTGGTCCTGATTATAAAGGAGGTGCAATGCATTATATTGTAGGGCAAAAAGTATTAGGTGATTCTAACGAGATTCACCTAATAAGACATGATGAAGAGTCAAGTTCTATATTAGTGTATATAATAAATGAAAAAAGTGAAATAGTGCTTTGGAAAGAGTTCAATTCAACAATACCAATTTCAATCGAATATAATATAAATTTTTAAATGCGTTCACCATTCTACTTCATAGCAAAGCCATTGAAGGGGAAACGATACGACAACACAAAAGACATATCAGGAGTAGAGATAGTGGTTAGTACTTCAGAGGAAGACCACATGTTTTCTAACCGATATGCAGAAGTCGTAGAAGTCCCTTTAGGTTACAACGGCCCAATTACTCCGGGTGATATATTACTCGTTCATCATAATGTTTTTAAGTATTACAACGACATGAAGGGTCGTCAAAAAAGTGGTAAGAGTTTCTTTAGAGATGATAACTTCTTTATTGAAACTGATCAGTTTTTTATGTACAAAAAAAGTTCTACGTGGAACGCGTATGACAAGTATTGTTTTGTAAAGCCATTGCCGGCAATTGAATGCTACATCAAGAAGTGTTTTACTAATGAGCCATTGATGGGTATAATGAAGTACCCAAATGAATACTTGATTAGTAAAGGAATAAAAGCAGGAGATGTTGTTTGTTACAAGTTTGATTCTGAGTACGAGTTTACTGTTGACGATGAAAAGTTGTATCGAATTATGGATCATCAAATAACAATTAAGCTATGAATTTAATATCATTTGACAATGTGTTGGATAATCCAATTCAATATGTAGAGGATATTTTAAAAGGAGAATTTTACGATGTAACAGATGGTGTCAATGTATTTAAAAATATACAAGCAAGAGATAATGATGAGTTTGCTAGATATATTGAATTATTGTATCCAAGATATAAAGTGAAATTTAATTTTGTAAGAAAGTCGCCATTAAATCAAGAAGAGCCAAATTTTATACATAAAGATGATATGATGGGAGATATCACTTGCATTTTGTATCTTAGTAAATATCATCCGTTTGATGATGGAACTACAATTTACGATAAAGAAAATAATGAGTTATGTAGAGTGCTTTCAAAGTTTAATAGAATGATTGCATTTAATTCAAATGCTCCACACTCAAGAACTATATTTAAAAACTTTGGAGAAGGTGACTGTTCAAGATTAATACAAGTAATATTTTTAGAAAAAAATGAACATTAGAGAAGTAAAATTAAAAATAATTGCAGCAGGGCATAAAGCTGTTGAGCAACTGATAAAAGTTGCAGAAGAGGACATCATAAAGATAAACTCAGACGATGACTTATCTGCCGACAAGCTTAAGAATGCAGCGATGTCAAAAAAGTTAGCAATATTTGATGCTTTTGAAATACTAAGTAGAATTGAATTGGAAAGAGAAAACATAGACTCTATGGATAGAGGTATTAGTAAAACAGATACAAAACAAGGATTTGCAGAGAGAAGGTCTAAATAATACAATTTATAGTGTAGCACATGAATACGTACCTACAAATGAACTTGTTAAGAAAAACAAGGCAAGAAGTTGGGTATATGGGTATAATGACAAGTATGACTTAATAGTCATTTCAAAGACAGGACAAATAGGTCAAATCATAAATATATCAGGTCTGCTTATAGCACTCCCCGAATATCCCGATAAAATACATCAAAGAGATTCAGAGAAATCAAGACAGTATTGGCAAAGAGAAGAGATACCAAAAGACTTGTCAAAAATGAAGTCAATATTTCATTGGAATGAAATGCCTCCTCAATTTAAAGACCGTTGGATAGACTATATTGAACAGCAGTTTGATTATAGAGAGAATGGATTTTGGTTTATGAACAATGGTGTAAAGACTTATATAACAGGTTCGCATTGGATGTATCTTCAATGGGCAAGTATTGATATTGGCTATCCTGACTTTAGAGAAGCAAACAGAATATATTTTATTTTTTGGGAAGCATGCAGAGCAGACTACAGGTCTTTTGGTATGATATACTTAAAAATAAGACGTTCAGGATTTTCATTTATGTCATCATCAGAGTGTATAAATATAGGAACACTTGCAAGGGACTCTCGTATTGGTATCCTATCAAAAACAGGTAGTGATGCTAAAAAAATGTTTACCGACAAAGTTGTTCCAATAAATAACAGATTACCGTTTTTTTTTAGACCTATTATGGATGGCATGGATAAACCAAAAGCTGAGTTGGCATTTAGGATACCTGCATCTAAAATTACTAAAAAGAACATGCACAATGTGGGCAACAATGATATGGATGGATTGGATACCACAATAGATTGGAAGAATACAGAAGAGAACTCTTATGATGGTGAGAAGTTGTTGTTTTTGGCTCATGACGAGAGTGGTAAGTGGATTAAGCCAAACAATATATTGAACAATTGGAGGGTAACTAAAACTTGTTTGAGATTAGGTAGTAAAGTGATTGGCAAGTGTATGATGGGTTCTACATCAAATGCTTTAAGCAAGGGTGGAGATAACTTTAAAAAGCTATACGAAGATTCACGTATACATTCAAGAAATGCTAATGGGCAAACAAAGTCAGGGCTATATGCTTTGTTTATACCTATGGAATGGAACATGGAAGGCTTTATTGATAGATATGGCATGCCTGTATTTAGAAAGCCATTGCAAGAAATAGAAGGTGTTGATGGGGGGGTTATAAAAAATGGCGCATTAGATTATTGGGAAGCAGAGGTTGATTCGTTAAAAAATGATGCTGATGCTTTGAATGAGTTTTATAGACAGTTTCCACGTACTGAATCACATGCGTTTAGAGATGAAAGCAAAGAAGCTTTATTTAATCTTACTAAAATATACCAACAGATTGATTATAACGACTCAATGATTAAAGAACATTATATAACAAAAGGTTCTTTTCATTGGAAAGATGGAGACAAGGATAGTACAGTAGTATGGACACCTGATAGAAATGGTAGATTTTTAGTAAGTTGGATTCCTAATAAGCATTTACAAAATAATGTTTATAGAAGAGGAGAGTTATTTTATCCCGGTAACGAGCACATAGGTTCATTTGGTTGCGATCCCTATGATATATCTGCAGTAGTGGGGGGTAGAGGTTCTAATGGAGCATTACATGGAATGACTAAATTTCATATGGATGAAGGCCCTGCAAACGAGTTTTTTTTAGAATATATAGCACGACCTCAGACGGCTGAGATATTTTTTGAAGATGTATTAATGGCTTGTGTGTTTTATGGTATGCCTGTGCTTATTGAGAATAACAAACCAAGATTACTATACCATTTTAAAAATAGAGGTTATAGGAATTTTTGTATGAATAGACCTGATAAGCAATATGCTAAACTAACAAAAACAGAAAGAGAACTTGGTGGTATACCAAACTCTTCTGAAGATGTAAAACAATCGCATGCATCCGCAATCGAGTCTTACATTGAGCGATACATAGGAATGGATTTAGTAGGTGCGTATAGAGGTTCAGATGAAATGGGTACAATGCCATTTACAAGAACATTAGAAGATTGGGCAAAGTTTGATATTAACGACAGAACTAAATTTGATGCGGCTATAAGTTCAGGATTGGCAATTATGGCTAATCAAAAACATATGTATGTTCCTGAAAAAAAAGAATCAAAAATTAGTATTAACTTCGCAAGGTATAGCAATGATGGTACAACAAGTCAAATAATTCGATGAAAGATATATTAATAGACATAGTATCTACAAATTTTCCAACACAAATGGCAACAGATGCTGAGAAGGCATCTGATTCTTTTGGTTTGCAAGTAGGTCAAGCCATTCAATATGAATGGTTTAGAAAAGACGGAACTTCTTGTAGATATTATAGCCAATGGAGAGAATTTCATAGACTAAGATTATATGCAAGAGGCGAGCAGTCTGTAGCTAAATACAAAAATGAATTGGCTATTGATGGAGATTTGTCATACTTAAATATAGATTGGACTCCTATTCCTATTATACCAAAGTTTGTTGATATTGTAGTAAATGGAATGTCGGATAGACTTTTTAAAGTAAAAGCATATGCTCAAGACGCTATGTCTCAAGCTAAAAGAAACAAGTATCAAGATGCAATGGAGTCAGAGATGGCTTCTAAAGAAATCTTGACAACCATAAAAGAAAAGACAGGCGTTGATGCATTTACAATGGACCCCGATGAGCTTCCTGAAACTGATGACGAGTTGAACTTATACATGCAGTTAAACTACAAACCTGCTATTGAGATTGCCGAAGAGACTGCTATAAATACTATTTTTGAAGAGAATCATTATGATGAAACAAGAAGAAGGGTTGACTATGATATGACTATACTTGGTATAGGAGTAGCAAAGCATGAATTTCTTCCCGGCGCAGGAGTTAAAATATCTTACGTAGATCCTGCTAATATTGTTTATAGTTATACTGAAGACCCTTACTTTAAGGATTGTTTTTATTGGGGTGAGATTAAAACGCTTCCAATGACAGAACTTTTGAAAATAGATCAAACTTTAACTAAAGATGACCTTCAACAAATATCACAACAAAGTCAAGGTTGGTATGATTACTATAACGTAGCAAGATTCTATGAGAACAGTTTATTCAATAGAGATACTTGTACATTAATGTATTTTAATTACAAGACTACTAAGAAGGTTGTTTACAAGAAAAAAATACTTGAAAATGGCGGTTCTCGTGTAATTGAGAAAGACGATACATTCAATCCTCCAAACGAAATGATGGAGGAAGGTAATTTTGAGAAGTTAGAAAAGACAATTGATGTTTGGTATGAAGGAATAATGGTAATGGGTTCTAATATCTTATTGAAGTGGGAGATGTCTGAGAATATGGTTAGACCTAAGTCAGCGTCACAACATGCAATACCAAACTATGTAGCTTGTGCTCCTCGTATGTACAAGGGTGCAATCGAGTCGTTGGTTCGTAGAATGATTCCATTTGCTGATTTGATTCAGATAAGTCATTTGAAACTACAGCAAGTAATAGCTCGTGTTGTCCCTGATGGTGTATTTATAGACGCTGATGGTTTAAATGAGATTGACTTGGGTACAGGTGCGGCATACAATCCTGAAGACGCATTAAGATTGTACTTCCAAACAGGTAGTGTTATAGGAAGAAGTTATACGCAAGATGGCGAGTTTAATAATGCAAGAATACCAATTACACAGCTTACGTCTAATTCAGGCGCAAGCAAGACGCAAATGCTTATAACTAACTATAATCATTACATGGATATGATAAGGGCTGTAACAGGCTTAAACGAGGCTAGGGACGGCTCAATGCCTGATCCTAACTCATTAGTTGGTGTACAGAAGTTGGCAGCATTAAATTCAAATACCGCAACAAGACATATTCTTGAAGGTGGTTTATTTATTTACAAAACAATAGCAGAAGCATTAACGTACAGGATTGGAGATATATTGGAGTACGCTGACTTTAAAGATGACTTTGTAAATAAAATAGGCAAGTACAATGTTTCTATACTAAATGACATCTCTGATTTATACATATACGACTTTGGTATTTTTATTGAATTGTCTCCTGACGAAGAGCAAAGAGCTCAACTTGAAGGCAATATACAAATGGCATTATCTAAGGGCGACATAAACCTTGAAGATGCTATAGACATAAGAGAGATTAAGAATATAAAGCTTGCTAATCAATTGCTAAAGATGAAGCGAGTTAAGAAGAATGATAGAGAAGAGAAGATGAAGATGCAACAACAAGCAATGATTGCTCAACAACAAATGCAATCTCAACAACTAGCAGGGCAAACAGCAATGCAAAAAATTGAGATGGAAACCAATGCTAAGATAAAAATAAAGCAAATGGAAGTTCAGTTTGATATGCAAAAAATGCAACAACAAGCTCAATTGAAATCTCAGTTAATGGCAGAAGAGTTTCAGTATAACCAAAGACTTTACGATATGGAGATTGGTAATACAACACAAAGAGAAAAAGAGAAAGAAGTAGCTAAGGACAAAAGAATAAGCATTCAAAATACGCAGCAATCAAAGTTAATAGACCAAAGG